AAAAGTAAGCGAGATAGTGCAAGGGCTTTAGAAGCTATATCCTTTGCCTTATCGTCATTATTAACCAACCACTCAATCTTCTCCTTAAGGTCTGAAAGATCGTATTTTACGGGAACATAGTTTGTCATCGGTCTCAGGAACTTCTTGAACCAGTACTCATTTTCGGGATGCGTGACCATAATCGGCACGCTTCCACTCCCAAATACCCACTGATGACTTGACGAAATCATGACTCCATCAATAATAAGGATGTACTTGTAGTTGGTAAAGTATTCTATGACACATCCATCCCCAAAATACTTTTCGTCAGAAATTGACTTACGATCTTCCCAACCCCACCACTTTCTAAGTTTTACGTCGGAATACTTGTGGTCCATGAGCTCTTGTACGACTTGTAGACGTAAGATTACCGGATCGTAGCCCGCAGCACTGCCTCTCCAAAACGCGATACTTTGGCGAGAATCCCAGGGTATGCTATTAGGAATGTTCAGACCCTTGTCAAATGTATTATCATCAAGCGGTAGGTAAAGCATGTTGTCTCTGTGGGGTCCGCGAGAACATAGAATACAAATGACCGGCTTTTTGTTCTGCGTCAGCTTTTCCAGTTCGTCAAACTCACTATCTTTCATTAAGAACCCATGCTCAAACTTGCGTTCTTCCGTATAAAAATGGTCATGGTTGGATATACCATCGCACTTCGCAATAATCAATTGTAAGTTCAAGTTTTGAGTGCGGATAGAATGCTTTACGTAGTTCTCCATAGCATTGTCGGGGTAGAACTCGCTCATATACCCGGCCCAGTAAACATCCGCGTTTGGAGGATATTTTATGGTAGGGACTTCTTCAATGGGGGAGTCATTGTTAAATTTAAACCACATAATCTTCTCTAGGTCTATGATTGCCTTTTTAGGATGGCAATCCATACTGCTAAAATAGCATTCCACAAAAGACTTTTCAGTATTGCGGAATGACACGCAGTATTCAATTCCATTCTTCTCAAATACAAACGGCGCAGACATTCTAATTACCGAAAGGTCTTCGGATAGCTCAACGAAGCAGTGAAAATAGTTCCGGATTTTAGAATACTCTCCAAAGTGAACGAGCGCCATGAAGTTGTTGTTGAACCGAATCGGAGGGGCAGAGCCTCGGAATAAACTAAAAATGTTCGGAACGGGGGTGTTTTTGATAATATTGAAAGAGCTTCCCGTTTTTTCTCCAATCGCTAGAGGAAACCATCTGTAAATAAACTTATTCGTATTCTCAATGGGCAGCCAGTTTTTCTCACAAGGATTATCATTCGGAGAGTTGAGAACTGAAACGTCTGAGTAAGTTCCCAAGGTCTCATTATATTGTCCGTCTACAACACGAACCATACCTTCTTCGTATTCTCGCACAGAAGTTGCCGTAAACCGAAGGTTTCCATTAAATTTGTAAAGGCGCACATCTTCCAGACCCTTTACGTTTGTTGGAAATCGAGGAAGAGATACGGAAGCATCCTCCATCTTTTTGAGAAGTTCCCCAGTTTCAATGTTCATGTAAGCATTCTGCGTTTGAACGTCGCATCCATGTTTTGTCTTGTATTCTCCATTGTCAATCCAGTAGTTTACGAAGCGAACATTAGCCAGCGGGTAGTTTGCCAATGACACTGCAGAAGCTCTGAAATCTTCGCCGAATACTCTTGGAATGTCAAGATTCTGGATTTCGATCGCGACTGGTTGCGCGTAATACTTCATATTCGAAACAATCAGTTGGTTATACTCCGTAGTTTTTAGCATGGCAATAACAGAGCTAGTTAGTCCACGCTCGCGATGAACGTAGTATTCCACAATAGACGCCTCAACATCAAAAAGAAAGTTATAAACATTAGTTTCAATAAAGAGCACATCCTCGTTAGGAAATGGAATCTTGCGCCCCAGTTGAATGTAGTGATACGACTTGTAGTGTTCACCGACAAGTCGGTAAAATTCGGCAAGCTTGTAGATAGACTCAGCTCTACAAGGTCTGTACTTGTGCGCCATCTGCATGTAGCACTCAAAGTTAAAAATGTCCTTCGTACATAAATAACAATCGCCAATCATATAGAGCGAATAGTATACTTCTTCCTGCCATCCGCCTGCATTAACTCTTTTTTGATACATTGCTATTGCTTCTTTGAACATTCCAAGAGACTTGTACGTCTGAGCCAGGTAAAACATATAACGAACATTCGTCGGTTCGTCAGCAAGTCCCTTTTCAAGCAGACGCCTATCACGCTCGAACTTATCACTCTTACAACCCCCATCATTCTTATCGTCAATAAAGCAAGTGCTCTTGGGAAGACGTTGAGGGATGCCATCCCAGTATTCGTGTGTAACACTCACGCACTTCCAAGGATGATCCATACGAACGAGGCGCGCGTTGAAATATTCCATAGATCCGTTCTTCTGGATCATTGAATAGCCGATAGCGGTTAGCTTTTGCTGCTTAAGAGTTCCCGGAACAAATACCATATCCGCGTCTAAGAGAAGACCATATGTTTCGGAAAGGTTCCAGTTATTGTCTTTAAGATACTTTTGGGCGTTCTCAAAGCTTTTGGTGCGGCTGTATCCAAAGTCGCGGAAAGGATCCTCTGTTAAGCACCCTGTGCGAGTCTTCAAAAAATCAAGAGCAATTTCTTTTGAAGAATCGGTAGAACCTGTATCCAAAATACAAAAACCTTCAACTACCTTCTCTGCCGCTTCAAGACAACGCTTCAGAATTTTTTCTTCATTCTTCATCATCAGAATTAATACGAACTTCATTTCCCTATTCACAGCGAAATCGTTAAAGTCTTTTTCTCGCTTGGGTGTGGGGGTAGTGTCTCATTTGCACGATAAAACTGAACCTCTTTCCAAATTTCTTCCATATGGGAAAGATTCTTGGAAAGCCAGTTCGGATCCTTGTCTACCATGAGTCCTCGCCAGTTTTTCAGATACCAGTAAGTGATATCCCAATTATTTGCGTCTTCGCCCAGCACCTCTCGACGCCAAGTAGCTACATCCCGAGTATCATTTTCATCTCGGTAAACCACCTTTTCACCATCCGCGTGAACTGCGAAGAATGACTTGTGTTGCGCCTTAGAATCCATCCACTCCGAATACATGACCTCTTTGAAGCCCATCTCCACATACTCACATTCTTCTAGCTGCGTACACTCCATTTGGAGCTGCATCTGGTGATAATAAGCAGGAGGAACGGGTGTGTCTTCTGAAAACTCTCGAGAAATAGGACACTTGAACTCTACCAGCTTTCCATAACGAAAATCTTCAGGATCCTTTGTAATGACAATTCCGTCAGGCGAAGCTCCCAGGAAGGAAACTTTTGGATGGGGAATACAGGTCGTATCTGCAATTTGAACACCCCCGTGAAAGCTGCAGTAAATCTGCTTTGCTATCGGCTCTAGGCGAGTGCCCCACAAAAGAGCACGGGGACCCGGTCCCTCCGTCTTTTTACGCGGAGTAAGTTTTGACATGATAAGTTCATGCCTTAGAGCTGGCGAAGCATCGGGTAGAGCCTTGTAGATTTCCGAAGCAGTAAGCATTTCACCCCTCTTCAAATGCCAGGCTTCAGTTCGCTGGTCGTTTGCTCCATATGTCTGTATGAGCGTCTCTACCTTGACTTGAAGGCTCATTTATCTAATCTTACTGCGTTTGCTGTCAATAAACCCGTTTTTGTCTATTAGTAATAACAATGACCGATTGTTCAGAAATTAAGTTAGATATACCCGCCCCATGCTGCTACACAAAACAAAGCAAAAGAGACATGGCGATATGTTTTGTATACTTTAACTCCGCGAAATCCAAGCGTATGCTTATGAACTACCTTTACGTGCTTGAAAAACTCAAGTTGGCTAACATTCCAACCTACACTCTGGAGTTATACTATGACAGCCCCGAAATCAAGAATGCGTTCCACGTAAAAGGTGAAAGCTTTATGTTTCACAAAGAGCGTTTGTGCCGAATTCTTGAAAAGAAGATTGGTTGGTATTACTCAAAGCTGATGTTTTTGGATGCCGATATTATCTTTACAGATCCCAACTGGTATTCAGAAGTTTCCGATCTCCT